AGAAAGGGTATGGACATCTATACAATACCACAACCAGTTCCTGTTGATATAAAATTTTCAGTTAAAATTATCTGTAACAGAATGAGAGAATTGAATAAATTCAATCAAATTGTTATCGAAAAATTTGCGTCTCGTCAAGCTTATACTCAAATTAAAGGACATTACATTCCAATAACACTTGATGAAGTATCTGATGAGTCAGTTATGGATGTGGAAAAAAGAAGATATTATATACAATCTTACGCGTTTACACTACAAGGATTTTTAAGTGATGAAGAAGAATATGAAGTTAAACCTGCGATTAGTAGAAGTTTAATGTTAGTTGAGTTAGACAACAGAAAGAAAAAAGTAAAAAGAAAACAATACCCACCAAATCCTGACCAATATGTTTTTAACGCCAATTTTCCTGTAGGTATAACTTCTTATACTCAGACATTTAATTATACTGCAAATATTAATATTAATGGTGATGTTAATATAAACACGTATGAATTTTTAATTAATGGTTTATATTATGGAAATGATATTACAACATTACCCGCTGGTGTGATACAAATTAATACAAATGATATTTTAACTATTAATATTGTTAAGACAAATAACTCACAACCATCGTCATTCAATTTAGTTTCAACACTAATCTAACGTTCCCCGTAGATATCTTTTTTTTCCTCACAATTATCCTTAATTAGTTTTTCTAAGAACTTATGAATCTTTAAACCATGTTTCATGCAGTAGTCCTTTAGGATTCTATGACTGTCAGGGGATATTTTTATATTCTTAATTTCCAAGGCAGAAAAAAGGTAGAATTTATTCTTACTGATTTATAAATAGTTGGTAACCCCATTAGTTTTTGATTAGAATGACAATATTTATCAATAAATAAATTTTTAAAAACATTTAAAATAAACATGGCAACATCAAACAAAGTTTTCGTCTCGCCGGGTGTATATACATCAGAGAGAGACTTATCATTTGTTTCACAAAGTGTCGGAGTTACTACTTTAGGTATAGTTGGGGAAACCTTAAAAGGACCAGCGTTTGAACCTATATTTATTTCAAGCTACGGAGAATTCGAAACTTACTTCGGTGGTACACTTCCTGAAAAATTTGTGAACACACAAATCCCAAAATATGAGGCAGCGTACATCGCTAAATCATATTTACAACAATCAAATCAACTTTTTGTAACAAGAGTTTTAGGTTTATCAGGTTATGACGCAGGTCCTTCTTGGTCTATTACAACTGTTGCTAATGTTGATTGTAATACTGTTGGAATTACAGGTGGAACTTCATTTAGTTTTAACTTTACAGGTTCAACTGCGTCAACAACTTCAATACAGTTTACTTCAGCAGTACCTTCAGTAATTTCAGGTAATACTTTTTACTCAAATAACTATACAGCATTTGATGGTACTAATTCATCAATATTGTCAGATTTAAGAAGTCAGATATCAAGTATATTATCAACTAATTCATTATCTGCAACATCGGCATATTATTTTGGTCCTGTTTCAGGAACTCAAGTTAATGCAAATATTGTTGCTGGTTTAACTGCCTCAACAAATGTATTTGATGTTGATAGTATAAGCGCTTCAACAATAGATTATTGTTCAGGTACAAATGACGCTTGGTTCTATGCTAACTTTGTACCACCAGCAACTGGTGAAGCGTATTACGGAAATTCTTTTTATACTAACATTAGTTCTTTATCAGGAACCGCATTTGGAACTGTTGGAAGTTTTACAGGAACTGTTTCAGGGTTTTATTATGGATTTTCAGGTTTAACTTATTCAGGTTATAATGATTTGGTAATTGCAACTCTTCGTTCAAGAGGGGTTACTAATTATTCCGCAAATCAACACGGTCCTGAATATCAAGTAACAGGAACTTCTGACGTTCAAATGATTTGTACAGGAAGTTACTCAGCGGTAACTCAAAATCCATTCGCAACATTTGTAATTTCAGGTTTAAGTTACGATTCAACATCATTTAGTTTTGAAACGTCTTTTACACCTTCAAGTGCTAACTTTATAACTAAAGTATTCGGAGTTGAAAACTTTGCTAAAGACCAATCTGAGGTTCCGTTATTTGTTGAAGAAAGATACTCTACATTGTTATCTTACGGATATAATAAAGGGTTTATTAGAGGTTTAAATTGTTCTTTAACTGCTTTACCTGAGGCTAGAAATAATAGTATAGATTCAATCGCCTATTATTTAGAAAGATATCAAACACCTCAATCACCGTGGGTTGTTTCAGAATTACGTGGTAATTTAGTTTACAGATTATTCAGAGCAATTACAATTTCTGATGGAAATGATGCTAACGCTGAAATTAAAGTGTCAATTGCAAATATTTCATTTAATAATGGAACATTTGATTTGATAGTTAGAGATTTCTTTGATACAGATTCTAATCCTGTTGTTTTAGAGAAATTTACAAATTGTAGTATGAATCCTGGTGAAAATAACTACGTGGCTAAAAAAGTTGGTAGTTCAGATGGAGAGTTTGCAATTAAGTCAAAATTCATTATGGTTGAAGTTAACACGGAAGCTCCGGTTGATGCTCTTCCTTGTGGTTTTGAAGGTTTTGAAACTCGTAAATACACAGGTGCTAAATCACCATTCCAAATCTTTAAAACAAAATACGATTATCCGGGTGAAGTTATTTATAACCCACCATTTGGAACTACTACAGGTGTAGACAATTCGGTACAAAGTTCAGGTGATAATATAAGAAGAACTTATTTAGGTATTTCTTCAGCAGTGGCGTTTTCGTCTGATTCACCGGGTTACGACCCTGATTTCTTCCAATATAAAGGAATGCCAAATCCAACAACAACTACTTGTACTGAAGCAAGTCATGTAAGTTGGGGATTACAAACTAAAGGTTTCCACATGGATAGTGGGGCAACTTCGGTAACAATTGCAAATGTTTACTCAAATAGTGGAGAAACAGCATTTTATGTTGGAGCCGGGTCATTTAGTTCTGAACCTACTTCACAAACTAGTCCATATTACTTCTTGTATTCTCGTAAGTTTACTTTCTTGGTACAAGGTGGTTTTGACGGATGGGACATCTATCGTGAATATAGAACAAATGCTGACCGTTACAGATTAGGTAACACTGGTTACAAACAAGGAGCGTTAGCGGGTTGTGTACCTTACACAGATGCTACAGGATGGGGAGCGTTTAAACAAATCACAGTTGGTGATAACACTGTTGATTACGCAAACACTGACTATTACGCATACCTATTAGGTGTTCAACAATTTGCAAATCCTGAGGTAACAAATATCAACGTGTTAGTAACACCTGGTATTGATTATGTTAACAATGGTGATTTAGTTGAACAAGTAATTGATGTTGTTGAGAACGACAGAGCGGATTCAATCTACATCTGTACAACTCCTGACTTCAATTTGTTACAACCATCAACTTCAATGGATAACTTAATTTACCCACAGGAAGCGGTTGATAACTTGGAGAACACTAATATCGATTCTAACTACACTGCGACTTACTACCCATGGGTTCTTACTCGTGATACGGTAAATAACACTCAAATCTATATTCCAGCAACGGCTGAAGCCACAAGAAACTTCGCGTTAACAGATAACATCGCGTTCCCTTGGTTCGCAACTGCTGGTTATACAAGAGGTGTGGTAAATGCAGTTAGAGCTCGTAAGAGATTAACTCAAGAAGATAGAGATACTCTTTACAAAGGAAGAATTAACCCAATTGCGACTTTCAACGACGTTGGAACTGTTATTTGGGGTAACAAAACTCTTCAAATTAGAGAGTCGGCTCTTGACAGAATTAACGTAAGAAGATTGTTATTACAAGCTCGTAAGTTGATTTCAGCAGTAGCCGTAAGATTATTGTTCGAACAAAACGACAACTTAGTAAGACAACAATTCTTAGATTCTGTTAACCCAATCTTAGATGCGATTCGTAGAGACAGAGGTTTGTATGACTTCAGAGTTACTGTTCAAAACACACCTGAAGACTTAGATGCTAACCAAATGGTAGGTAAGATTTACATCAAACCAACTAAAGCTCTTGAATTCATTGACATTGAGTTCTTAATCACTCCAACAGGAGCATCGTTTGAAAATATCTAATCAACGATAAAATAATTGAAAACCCTCACGAAAGTGGGGGTTTTTATTTTACATAATATTTATAGATATGAAAATATTTTTAGTAGAAGAATTTGATGAAGAAATCACACCTGATTTGAAATATTACGCTTTTGATTGGGATGATAATATTCTTACAATGCCGACACAAATAATACTTCGTACAGAAGATGGTGAAGAAGTTGGTATGTCAACAGAAGACTTTGCGGAATATCGTGTTAAAGTTGGTGTTGAACCTTTTGAATATAAAAAGAAAACTGTTGTTGGATTTGCTGACGACCCGTTCAGAAATTTCGGAACCAAAGGTGATAAGAGGTTCATTATTGATGCTATGATGGCGAAAGAAGGTCCAGCATGGGATGACTTTGTTGAGGCGATTAATGGAGGTTCAATTTTTTCAATAGTTACTGCAAGAGGACATTCACCATTGGCTTTACGTAGAGCAATTGAAAATATGATTGAAACTAATTTTAAAGGAATATCTAAAAAAGAATTGGTTAAAAATTTAAGAAAGTTTAGAAAGTTTGCAGGTGAAGAAGATATGAGTGACAAAGAACTTATAAATGCTTATATGGATATGAATAAGTATTACCCTGTAACATTTGGAGCCGGTTCAGCACAAAGTCCCGAAAAAGGAAAAGTTGACGCTTTAAGAGAGTTTCAACAATATGTGAAATATTTAGCTGGAATATTAAAGAAACCTATAATGTTTAAAGATGATATTAGTAATAGATTCATACCTAAAATAGGATTTTCAGATGATGATTTAAGAAATCTGGAAAAAGTTAAAGATGAATTATCTAAAGACCCGGAAAATATTATTCAAACAATATCAACACATGGAGGTGAAAAGAAATTATATTAATATTTATAAACTGGACTTATAGCAAGTTTGACTGAAAAAAAGTTCAAAGTAAATAGAAAAATATTTAGTTGACACTATTTATAATAAAATAAAAGAAAATTTAAAAACAAAATAATATGGCTGATTTACTGATGAAAATGCCTTTTCCGTATGAACCCAAAAAGAAAAATAGATTTATTCTAAGATTTCCTTCTGAATTGGGTATAAACGAATGGTTTGTAGAAACAACAAATAGACCTAAAATAACAATAAACCCTGTTGATATACCTTTTTTAAATACTAAAAGATATGTTGCTGGAAAATACGAATGGAATACTATTGGTGTTACACTACGTGACCCAATTGGACCTTCAGCTGCTCAAGCGATGATGGAATGGGTTCGTTTACACGCAGAATCAGTAACAGGTCGTATGGGTTATGCTGCAGGATATAAGAAAGACGTTGAACTTGAAATGTTAGACCCGACAGGTGTTGTTATTGAAAAGTGGTCTTTAATCCAATGTTTCTTAACTGACGTTGATTTTGGTTCTTTAGGTTATGCTGATGATGGTTTAGCTAATATTACATTAACACTTCGTCCTGACTATTGTGTATTACTTTACTAATACTATTACAAATATTATATTAAGACCCACAGAAATGTGGGTTTTTTATTTACAATAAATTAAACTATTATATGTTATAAACAAAAACGAATTTATGGAAGAACAAAATGTTAATCAAATGAATTTTAATTTACCACATGATGTATTAACTTTACCAAGTGGAGGTAAATTTTATAAAAACAAAAAAAAGTCGGTTAAAGTTGGTTTTTTAACTGCGGCTGATGAAAATATTTTGGCAAATGCTTCTAATATGTCTGGTGACCAAGTTATCCAACAATTAATTCGTTCTAAAGTTTATGAACCAGATTTGAAGGTTGACGATATGTTAGAAGGTGACATTGAAGCGATTTTAGTTTTTTTAAGAAATACTGCATTTGGTCCTGAATATACAGTTAATTTAACTGACCCTGAAACAGGTAATAAATTTGAATCAACTTTTTCTTTAGAAGAATTAAACTTTTCTAAACCTGAGGTTGACCCTGATGAAAATGGACACTACACTGCAACACTTCCAAAAAGTGGAAAAACTGTAAAATTAAAATTATTGACTTTTGGTGATAAAAAAGAATTATCGGATAGAGAAAACTCATATCCCAAAAACATGGTTGCTCCTAAAGTCACTTGGAGATTGGTAAAACAAATTATTAGTATTGACAACAATGAGGATAAAACAGAAATTGCTAAGTTTGTTGAAAAAATGCCGATAATGGATTCCAAATTTATTACCAATTTTATAAATAAAAATCAACCGTCATTAGACTTAATCAAAGAAATTATAGCCCCATCTGGAAAAAGTGTACTCACTCGAGTTACCTTTGGGGCGGAGTTTTTTCGCCCTTTCTTCTGATTATACCAAACATCTTTTAGACCAGTATCTTTTATTGAGTAGGTTTTTACATATTCCGTATTCGGATTTTATGTTAATTCCTACGTCTCACCGCACTTATTTGGTTAATACTGTCATAGAAATGAATACTCCTAAAAGTTAGACCTAAAGTATTTATTTAAAAAATACGTATGTTACAAGAAGAAGCAGGTAAAAAAATAGCTCTAAGTACAGAAGAAACAAATGTTATTGGGAAAAACCTAACAGATTTAGGGATTAAAGTTGCGGATATAACTAAACCTGTAACTGATTTAATTAAGAGTTTTGATGAAGTTAACGTAAGAATTGGACAAGCTGACAAAGGTGCGTTTCAGTTGGTTGGGAAAATGGGTCTTAATGAAGAAGCCGCTAAAAGAATTAAAAGAACTTTTGGTGAAGCTTATAATGAATTAGGTTTAATTGGTGCTGATTTTGGAACATTTGTAAAAACTCAAGAATCATTTAATACCGCTACAGGTCGTAATGTTGTATTAACCAAAGAAAATTTAAAAGACTTAATTTCAACAAATAAAGTTACGGGACTTGCGGCTGACACATTATTAACGAGTTTTCAGAACGCTGGTTTTTCAATGTCACAGATTACTCAAAATATGGAGAAAGTGGTTACACTTGCTTCAAGTATGGGATTAAATAGTCAAGTGGTGTCTAAATTAGTAACCGATAATTTAGAAAAATTAAATAAATTTGGTTTTGGTAATGGGGTTGAAGGTTTAGCAAAAATGGCGGCAAAGGCTGCGTCTATGAGAATAGATATGAAATCCGCCTTTGGAGTGGCTGATGACATTTTCAACAGAGGACCAGAGGCTGCTATAGAAATTTCTGCGACTTTACAACGGATGGGTGCAACATCAGGGGCATTACTTGACCCATTAAAACTTATGGATTTAGCTCAAAACAATATTCCTGAGTTACAAAACCAACTTGTTGATTTATCCAAACAATATACTGTATTTAACGAAGATACTAAACAATTTGAAATCATGCCAGGTGCTAGAAAGCAATTGAATGAAGTTGCAAAGTCTTTAGGTATGAGTTATGATGAATTTGCTAGAATGTCTTTGGAAAGTTCCAAAATGGAAAAGAAACTTTCTGAAATTGATTTTAGCAGGTTTAACATGAATATGACTGAAGAACAGAAAGCTTTGATTACAAATATGGCTGAAATGAATACTCAAGGGGAGTATGTTGTTAAGGTGAAAGATGAAAAAGGTATTGAAATTGAAAAGGCTATAAGTGAATTAAACCAAGGAGATTTAGAAGAACTACAAAAACAAACTTTAACTGATGGTGAAAAAATGTATGATATTGCTTCACAAAGTTTGAGTCAACTTGAAAGAATTGGAAATTTACAAGAAACCGTTTCAAACTCAATGTCAACTATGTTAGCAACTGGCGAAGTTGGTAACACAGTTTTACAAAAATTAGTTGAAGGTAATGATAAATTGTATGGAGTAACTGCTGATAATAGAATGGGTGGTGTTTTAGAGGTATTAAGTCTTAACAACAAAGAAATGAGTCAAAATCAAACAAATTTGGCAAAAACTATGGGTGAAATGATGCAAGCCGCCTCTGAAGGTGATATTGCAACTGCAGGTGTGAAATATCTTGAATCAATGAAACAAATGTTTGGAAGTGTTCTCACACCCGGATTAGAAAAAACTGGTGTTGGTGCAGATTTAAAAAGTGGTAATTACGATGAAATTATTGGTAAAATAGCAACAGCTGAAGCGGCTAAAGGTGTTTCAACCATTATATCTACTATTAAGGATGTTATTTTAGACCCATCAAAAATTGGTGGATTGTTCAAAACAACAGAAACAGGTAAAGACATCGCAGTAACTGCTGATGGTATACACTATTCATTAGATAAAGGTGATATGTTAATGGCGGTAAATCAACAAAAATTAGCATCTGCAATCGGAGCATCATCACCCTCACCAATATTACCAACCGCTGTTGAAAATAATTACGCGTCTAAAGAAGAGAAAAAAGAGTCAACCCCAAAAGAACTTAATGTGAATATCAACTTTACACACGAATCCAAAGGTGCTGATATAAATGTTGCTCAAGAATTTTCAAAATCTTTAAGAGATAATACATCATTACAACAACAACTTGTTCAACAGATAACTGAAAATATTAAAAACTACGGTTTAACCGCCTGATAAAATCTGTTTCATTCTATTTATTATAAAAAGATTTGATGCAAGAAAATATTCTTTCTTTTAACGGTTCGGAAAATTTTAGAAAAACACTTGTTTCTCGAAACTTAAAACCTTATAAAATTGAGGGTTCATTTTCTAGTGCCGAATCTCAACAAAATTATACAACAAATTTAACGGATAGTTCACCTGTTGATACTCCTAATGTTAGTGATAGTATATACGAGGAACCAAAATTAAATACAATTATAAACATTTACGGACCAGCTGGAAATTTCATTGACGGAGCCGAATTAGTTAACTCTCTTGATATACCACAACCCCCAAGACCTGTATCTACAGGTGAAGAAATTGGACAAAACGAATATAACCCAAATTTTACTAAACTTGATATTATCAATGAAAGTTTTATTGACAACGCGGCAGTTGTAAATAGATATACACCTGAAGGTAGTTATGATGATTTATTCGTGGTTGATGAAAAAATACTGGCAAAAACATTAGAACAAAGCGGAATTTATGGTGATGGTGTTTTATTCCCAATAAATTTTGTTCAAGGTGATTATACAGTAACTGAAATATTAAATAACGACCCTGAATTAATTAGTGATTCTTATATACAAAGAATTGGTGCGGAAAGATTAACATATGCATTTGAACAAAGAATCGCTCGTGAAATTGAAAGAAATACAGTTGGAGCAATTAATTTAGGTGTTTTAACAAGTCCGTTTGAAGCTACATTAGTTGCAACAGGTCAAGAACCTTTTATACAAAGAAACTATACAATTACAGTTCCTAATGGTGTTATAGATTACGCAGCTTACTTCTTACAAAGAGTTGCTGGTTTTTTATTACCTTATTCACCAATTGAAGGAAGTTATTTTTCAGACGTTGAACGACAACGAATTAAACCACAACAAACTTTAGGTAATTTAGGTGGTAATCTTTTAAATAGACAAAATCCTTCTATAATTTTTTTACAAAATACGGGTTCAGGACAAAAAAGTGTTTTATTTAATACTATTGCGTATAACAGATATAAGCCTGATTATTCATTTAATCTAACTCAACTTGGTACTTTTCTTTCTGACTTTTTTGAAAACCCTAATTCTATTGGTAATTTGTATGTTGGTAGACAAGAATCGGATATTACAAATGTTATATCACCTCCAGGAGCTAGTCCAACTAACGCTTATGGTATACCAACAAGGACACCTGTATACGGACCTGATAAGGTTGGAATACTTTACGAAGGTGACCAAAACTTTCAATTTGGTTTAGCGGGACAAGATTATAGTAAAAGACCTGTTTTTGACGGTGGATTTGTTTGGATTTCAGAACTTACGAAGGTTGAAGCCGGAAGAACTGTTGGACAAGACGGTAGAATTTATAATAATAATAAAACATTTACACCACTAAGTTCATCTTATCAACAGGTATTATCTACAGGTTATGATTTCAGACCAGGTTCTATATTAGACGTTACTCAAAGAATAATTGACTCCACACCTGCACAGGGTAAAGATAGATTGGCTCATGTTGGTAACGCAATGAATCAAGTGTCAAAAGTTTTTTGGGACGGGTATAAGGAGTTGACAAAGGGTTCTAAGGTTAAAAAATATGTTAATGAAAATGGTTCTATTGTTGGAACTGAATATGGTAGAATTTTCTCAAAAGACAGACCTTATTATACTTACGGAGATTTACAAGGAACTTACGCTAATACAAGTGGTACGGATACAAATGGTAATATCAGAAGGTATTCATATTCGGTATTAGATAGTGCTTACAACCTTAATATTGTTCCGTATAAAAATGGAGGAACCTCAACCCAAGGAGGAAGTGTTAAAAAATATATGTTTTCATTAGAGAACTTAGCTTGGAAATCAACACCCGAATTTAATAACTTACCTGATATTGAAAAGGGCCCAAATGGGGGGAGAATTATGTGGTTTCCACCATATGAATTAACTTTTGGAGATAACTCAAGTGCGAACTTTACCCCAACTAATTTTATCGGAAGACCTGAACCAATTTACACATATAACAATACAACAAGACAAGGAGATATTTCGTTTAAAATTGTTGTTGACCATCCGTCAGTATTAAATTTAATTGTTAATAGAGAATTAGAAAATCAAAATAGTGATTTAATAAATGGTGTTGTTAATTCATTTTTTGCGGGATGTAGAAAATACGACATTTATGAATTAGCTAAAAACTTCGGAAGTCTAAGTTTAAACACTATAGAAGATATATATCAGCAAGTTTTAGAAAGTGACCAAACATCTGAAGAAGATAAACTTGAAGCTTTAGAATCACTACCACAGGATGAAGGTAATCCTACTGACTCTCAAAGAGTTGGTTTAAGTCAAAATTATAATGATTTTGGATTTTATTTTGAAGCGTACAATGGTGTTGAATCAAGCACTGATTACGAAATTTTGTATGCAGATTATATAATTGAAGAACCAGTTTATGTTGAACAACAACCTGAAGAACCTATAAGTAGTTTTTTTGACAAAGTTATAAAAGAAAATTATAATACAATACTATCATTAAGAGATGAGATTGTTGAAATTTTAATTGCTGGTGGTGAAGTAAGTTTAGAACTTGTTGGTACTTTGGATGTTGAGACAAATGCTAGTGAGTCTGCAACATATAATAATGATAGATTATCATCAATTAAAATATTTTTTGAAGATTATATTTTTGAAAGTACTTTAACTAACAAATATGTTCAAAATGGTAAATTTAAAATTACATTAAGTAGTGAAATACAATCTTCCGCAATTATAAAATCAAGTGAACCTTTTGACTCGTTTGACTGTACTACAGTTATTAACAATACTAATACCCCATCTTCAATCCAAGCGATGGCTTGTAGAGGTATGAGAGTAAAAAATGTAACAGTTACCGCACAATCACCTGATAGTGAAAATAGTGGGGCGGTTAATACAAACAGTAATGATACTAACAGTAATTTAAGAAGAAGTACTGGACAATTTTTATCAGATGTTTTTGGTAATAAGAAAAAGAAAAAAGAAAGTGTTGAGTCTAAAGTTAAAAATTTAAGTAAAACAATTCTATCAGAATTATTAAATGAGAAAAATTATTTTGAAATAATCAAACAAGAAGACCCATTTTTATACGATAGTTTTAAAACAAAAATTAAATTCTTTAATCCGGCATTCCACTCTATTACACCTGAAGGATTTAATTCAAGATTAACCTTTTTAAACCAATGTGTTAGACCTGGTAATACAATACCAACAAAAACGTCTTCAGGTGAATTTGAAACTAAAGATTCTTTAAATACAAATTTTGGTTCGCCACCTATTTTAGTGTTAAGAATTGGTGATTTTTACAATTGTAAAATCGTACCTGAAAGTTTAGGTTTTTCATACGAAACATTAGATTTTAATCCTGAAGGTATTGGTGTTCAACCAATGATTGTTACCGCAAAATTAAGTTTTAAAATGATTGGTGGACATGGTTTGAAAGAACCAATTGACAGATTACAAAATGCGTTATCATTTAATTACTATGCTAATACTGAAATGTATGATGAAAGGTCAATTCCTACCGACACAACTAAATTAACTGCGATTATAACTGGTGAAGATAGTTTAGGTTCAAATCTAAGGACTTTACAAAATTTGTCAAATCAAACTAATAATCAAAACTTGGCAAGTAATCAGGCAACAAATCAAAATCCAACAGACGGTGGTAATTTTATTGGAAATGTGTCAGAATCTACAAATACAAATGGTGTCTTAACAGGAACCATACAATATAAAAATTTAGTTGATTTTGCAGTTGATAATAGTCAAAATTATATGAATTTAGTTGAAAGTTTCATCACAAGTGTTACCAAAGAATATAACTATGGTGTTTTAACTCAAATATATAATGAAAGACTATTTAATAACGGAACTTTTAATTCTTTACAAGGTCCTGTTTCAGATGTAAAAATTTTGGGTAAATTCAATAATTACCCAAATTATATTACAAGTGTAATGTCAGCATTAATTACCGAAATTGATAACGGTACTGATATGTTAACTATGTATTTACTATCTAAAAATGTTCCTCAAAACGAAATTAGAATAGTCCAATCAAATTTTAAAGCGGCTTGTCAAAATAGAAAGAATACAATATTACAAGGTATTGGTAGTAAAATACAATCAATAACTAATCAACAATCTGAGATTTATCAAATATTTAGAAGAATGGATTTAGTTTGTGACGCTACTGATGGTAAGTTAAATTCAAATGGTTCCATATTTGCGTTGACTAATACTGGAGAACCTTACGGAACTTCAGATACTTTAACTGATATTAGAACTGATTATACACAAATCGCTAATGATTTTAAAAGTTATTACTCTTTATTGTTATCTAATAACTTAATTATTGAACCGGCAGTTTCAACCTTGTATTTTACTCCGTTCACTAGTTATAGTTCAACAGGTGGGTTAAATTTATTTTTTACATTATTTGCAAACGATTTTACAGATAATCAATCTATTGAAAATTTAAAGAATTTTTTAACACAGAACTATACACCTGTAAGTGAAAACACAAAGACAAAAGTTTTAACGTATTTGGGTTCTATTTCACAATCAATTACTGATGAAAAAAATGCTCAAACAACATATGTGGATAATTTCTTTACAGGTCAAAGTTATTTGATTTATAAGAATTATAATCCACAAGTTGATGGTGTTAGTGTAAAAGGAAAAGACAGAGATTTTACATTTACTTCAGCTGGCTCAACATCAAATCAACAAACTAATGTTTCCAACATTTATAAAAATGTTAATATTGATAATAATCAATCAACATATAACGGAAAGAAATATTTTAACTAATGGCTAACGAATATTTAAACAGGTATCAACTTTTTACAGCAAATGACCAACAAAATACTATTCCGTATATTACTATTCCTGCAAAAAACTCCGATAAAAAATTTATTTATAAACTTGGAGTTTCTCGTTTGGATAAAATATCCCAACTTTATTATGACTCACCTTATTTTGGTTGGTTTATTTTACAATCAAACTCACAATATGGAGGTTCGGAATTAAATATTCCTGACAATGCCGTTCTTAACATACCCTTCCCTTTAACATCTTCTTTATTAGATTATAAATCAGCTTTAGAGCGTTATTTCTATTATTATGGCGAACAATAATATTTTTATTGAAAAAGATGTAAACAATATCTTCATAGTTAATCCTAATAAAGTTACCAACCAATTTGGTAACGCTGAAGATAGGAATATTCCTATGGAAGATTTGGTTTATTATGTTAATTTAGAATGTGATATTAAACCAAGAAGTAGATTAATTGGCGGTATTGATGGTACTCAAACTACAACACAAATTGCGTATGGTAAAATTAATTTTTTAAAACCTAACGACCAAGATTATTTAACAACAAATTGGAGTAGATTACAAACTGATGTAACTGACCCTAATATAATTAATGGTGAACTATTAGGTTTAAAAACTGTTACATATAAAGTTAATACATCATTTGTTCCTACAATAACTATAACTTTAGAAGACTCAAAAGGTAGAGCTTTAATGGAGAGTGGTGATAATTCTCTTTATTCGGCGTTTTTTAATTTACCATACCCAACTTTTTATCTTACAATTAAAGGTTATTATGGGAAAGCAATCAAATATCCCATAATACTACAAAAATTTAATTCATCATTTAACTCAACTACTGGTAATTTTGAGTTAACATTAAATTTTATTGCATATCAGTTCAATGTATTAACTGATATCACAATGGCATCTCTTTTTGCGGTACCTCAGATGTATTTAAAAAGGACTACAACAAATATTCCTTTACAGGCATCTAATGGACAAACCGCGGCTAGAGAACAATTAGCTCCACAAACACAGACTTCTAATGAATACATCCAACAAAAAGGGATGGAAAAATTAAAAGAAGTTTACAAAAAATATAAAACAAGAAATTTAATTGATGAAAATGTTCCTGAATTAACAATACAAGAACTTATAACAAAATTAGATAATTTTATTAATTATAGTTTAGAACAATTTGGTCAAGTTTCACTATCGGCATTAAATGATGTTAAAGAATATTCAGATATAATTACGGCTTACAGAAAGGCAATTTATACGGGTGTTGGGACATCATGGTTTGATGTCTATTTATCAAAGAAAAAATTTTTTATTAAAAATGGTAATGTAAATGATAACCAACAGATAGAACCTAATGAAATAAAGTTTTATACATTTTCAGATATTAAAGGGTCAGATAATATCTTGTCAAGTGGGGATACTGTTAATAGTAGAAAAATTACTGGATTTGAAGAATTAGAACCATTAATTAAAAGTTTTAATGATAAACTTTTAAATAATGCGACTTTTGGTAAAAATGGGAAATATCCTATACCTGTAAATATAACTTTGGAAAGTGTTGCAATTATATTACCAAACTCACCTAATTACAAAAGAACTTATCAATTAAGACCATCACCATATGGTGGTAATGACCCAACTGACGAACAAATAAACTCAATTAAAACCGAAATAGATACTTTACATTTAATAAATGACGAATTAACTAGTGCAGGGTTAATTTATTATTATTTTGACTTTGATTCACCGAATCAGTTTAATGATTTATTAAATAAAATACAAGATAGTTTACAAGACGCTTCACAAAAAATTGAAAAAGAGTTAACTGATGAATTGGCTAAATTTATATCATCTGCGACTGGTTTAGGATTTGTTCCATCTTTAAAAAATATTATGGGTGTTATTTTAGCGTCAGCTGAAGCGTTTTTACTTCTAATGAATGATGTTCATGTTGCCGCATATCAAGTTAGAAATAACAGAAAGAAACAAACTTCTGTTGGAAATGTCGACATTAAAGGACTTCCTGATTCACCAGTTTATCCATGGCCGTTATATACCCGAATAAAAGAATGTAATAAATATGAGATTAAATATCCTGGTGATAATGATGTAATTAATGACACAAGGGCATATGATTATGAAATATGGCCTGAAGTAGAATTTGTTGAGGAGTTTTTAAAAGGTTATATGCAAAGACAGACACCTCCATCGCCAGTTAGTCCTTTAGAACCAACAAGTGAGGTTAAAAGAATAATGGTGTCAGCTTTTGATACCATACCAACAAATGTTCCATATTCAAATTTAGAAGAAGTAAGTTTCTTTTATGAATTTTATGAAAGATTAACATCATTAGTTGAATATAATGGATTTTTGAGAAAAAAATTAGCTGACACTGAATATAGTCAACAACTTATTAATTATTTATCAGATTCTGAAGGGACTAATGTTGTGAATTCTATTTTAACTTCTTCGCCTAGTTTAGTTTCTAAATTTACAAACACACCATTTACAAACAAAGATGAATTTGATGTGTATTTAAAATCAATATCTAATGATGGTACTGGTTTATTTTGGAATAATAAAGAAGCGGGTATTTTTAATACAACCTATTTAAAAGAAAAAATAATAGACACACCAAGTGAGATTTTAATTGCCGATTTACCATCTATTAAAATTACTTTAACAAAGACTGAACCTGATATGACAAAGTATATGTCAAGTTCTGTCCATGATGCTAAAACTATTTTTGATTTATTACCATATAGTAATGAAAATTGGAGGGTAAATAATCTATCTAATGGGGAATCTGAATTTTCTTTTGAAAATTCTTATAATAAAACTAAAGAGTCATTATTTTACAATACATATACAAAAAAAATTAGTAATTATCTTACACCACTTGGATACGGAACTAATAATGAAAAAAATCTTATTAAACCTTTTACTAATTTTAAACCATTTTACAATACAATTGCATTACCTGTTGATTTAAATGTGTTTTATAATAACAGAAAACCAAAAGATTATATTTTAACTGAAGGTAGAACAAAATATTCAACAAATGAAGAAACTACCTCAATAATGAATACACCATATTTTATTAATGCGGTTCAACAAGGAATCAATAATTTAAGAAATAATACTCCTTACCCATTTAAAGCTGCGGCATATTTGTTTTTAAATAGTTTGCCGTTATCAACATTAAGAGAAAAATATTTATCTTTTCAAAATAATGAGAATGTTCATTTAAATTTTATCTCAGCATCTCTAAATAAATTTTCAGGAGTTCATTCATTACCAAAAATATGGGTATGTAAAATTGGTTCTATTTGGCATAGATATAAAAATTATATTTTAAATGATGAGGATATATTAACATCCATATGGAATAATTTTGACGTTTTAAATAATTACTACCCTACGTCTAATCCTACTTTAGATTATCTTTATTATTTCTCGGGACAAACGGTTGATGGTAATAATTATGAATACAAAATTAAATGTTCAGGTTCTACAGGAACATCTTCGGGTACTTTAAATGAAATAAATTTAGGATTTTATCCAAAAATTATTAATGATTTTTATTATTTAATTTATAACCAAAATTTATTTTTACCATCCGACACTATAACACAGATAACTGAAAAAATTAATACTCAAATTAGATTAGGTAATTTAATATTATTATCACCATCGGAGTCTTCTTTTCAAACAGTTAAAACATGGTCTGTTCTAATAAAAAATCCGTTTTTTAAAAATTATTATGTTTTACCTTCTTTTGGGTTGGGTAAAAACCAATTACAAAATTTATATTCAAACAATATATCCGCAATAAACACGGATGGAAATTTGTTTAATGGGTCAGTTAGATTATTATGGGGAGCTCCAAATTATGGTTATTTTAATAGTACAAATATAGTTAAACCAACAGTAAGACAACATCTAAAAAAAGTTTATAATGATTTAATAGAACAAGAAAGTTTTGAATTAAGAACTGATAATGAGTATTCTTCTATCGAAGAAATTTTTGGAGTTTTTACAAAAACTGAGTTAGACCTATTTGAGTCGGAATTTTTAAGATTTTCCGAAAAGAAAGAAGCTGAATTAAGTCCAATAAATTTCCAAAAGATTTTATTAAATATTATTTCAAACAATTATGTTGTAACAGGTTCAAGTGAGAATGATTTAGTTTCGGGAATTCAAACACTACAATTAAATTCTTTAAATACTCTTTTACCGCCATTAATGACTAATAATACATTATTCAAAAAAGGCAACACCGATGGATTTGATTTACCGACATTTAATTACTTTAGCAATAATACAAGTAACCCAAAAATAAATGTTGAGTTAGGATATACAGGTAATTTACCACCTGGTTTACCTGACTCGATAATAACTTTACAACAATCACAAGAGCAATATCCTGAATCATGGAAGGAGTTACAATTACAAGTTGGTTTCTCAACAATTAATGGTGTCAGTTATACTGATGAAGGTTCTGCTTTAACTGATTTTTTTGTTGATTTTAATATTCCTTTTAATGTTGAAAATATACAAAGGTTTTCAACTATAATAAAAATGTATGCGAGTTATAAACACACTTCGACAATTCAAAACGTTAGTAAATTATTTAAAGGTAAAATTTCAGATGTTATGTTAAATAACAATAATTTATACGAAAAAATATTTCAGGGAGTAACTAATTACGTTAAAAAAAATCTACCCCAAACTGACACAACACAAGTACAGGAAATTGATAGTGTTATACAAGGATTTCAAAGTAAGATTGAACTTTACGACATGTTTAAGGCGGTTAATGATAAATGGGTTTCGGCTAATGACTATAATGAAAAAACTTTATTTGAAGATTTTTTATTTTTAGATAGAGCAAATAGAGACATTGGTGGGGAAATATACTTAGATATCAATGCAATTACTAAGTTTTTAAAAAACACATCACCAAAAACAAATGTGTTTACAATATTGGACTCTATTTTTAAAACACATAATTTCATAACATTCTCAATGCCATCCTATATTAATTTTTATAACAACTATATTCCTTCTAAAAATTCAGAAAACAAACAGGAAGACCCTGATAGTTTTTCGGATAGTTTATTTGGAATTTTTAAAAATGTTGATTATCAAAAAACGGCCGCTAAATTGGTGAGTGTATATGTTGAGAAGCCATCAACACAATTAAATAACAAAAGTAAAAATAACGGATATAAAGACGATGGATTAAATATCATGAATGATGGTGATACATTGAGAGAATGTGATACAAGTAAAGTTCAGGATTTTGCAAAATCTAATAAAGTAGTAGGGTTTGCTGTAGATTTTAACTTACAAAACCAAAGTGTTTTTGAAAATATTAATGTTAGTCAAGATTTAGGTAAGGCAACTTCTGAGTCTTTAACTGCAGAATATAATTTGGCAAATGGTACTGCTGGAACTAACTCATCTACTCAGAATGTTAGTTTGTATAATATATATAAAGACAGAAGTTATTCATGTTCTGTTGATGGTTTTGGTAACGCTATGATACAACCAACCATGTATTTTGTTTTAAGAAACGTACCATTATTTGCGGGTTCATATTATATAACTGAAGTTACTCACACTATTAATACAGAAAGTTTTAAAACTTCATTTACAGGTACAAGACAAAATAAATATACTTTACCTAAAGTTGAAAATACTTTCCAAACATTAAAAACTGAACTATTAAAAACTTTAAATAAAAACTACAATAATCAAATTGCTAGTAACACATCCTTATCACAAAATAAAAATAACATAAGTGTTCAAATAACTAATAGTATTAAAAATAATGATGTGGTGGCTACTGTTGGAACTTGTTCTTCAATGCTGTTTGCGGATTATCAAACATATGTAGCATTAAATACTCCAATAACGGCACATAACCCTGAGACTGTTAGATTGGCTATTTTTGATTCAACAACAACAACAACTGAATATTTTACAACTTATTTTATATTTAAAATTGCTTCATATGTTAAAGATAATGTAAATAATTCTTCGTTTAACGCAACCTCATTTAATTTTGCGGATATTACTTTAGATATTCCATATAAAGGGGAATTATCTACTTTATTTTTACCAAACTTTGTCTGTGTCTCCCAAAATAATAAAACAACAAAACCATATGCAGTTTTTGATAGTATTTTTGATTGTGTTAATTTAGTTAAATTAAGATATACGGAATATTTTAAAGAAATATTTGATGATAATATAACAATTAATCAAACTATTACAGATTATAATCAAAAAAATGATATTCAAAAATTAGAATTCAAAGAACAATTTGCAAAGATTTGGATTGAGTATTTTCCTTACAATAAAGTAAAAGAATATCCTACTGTTTTTGAAGATTATAAAAAAAATAATCCAACTGAGTATAAAGAATTACTGGATAAAATTGAGTTTCAGCTTTAACATATATTTATAATAAAAAACTACTATGGACACAAAAAAAGTTTTAGATAATTATTTAGGTAAAAACACACGTATTACCGAAAAAGAAATTGGTAATGGATTTAAAGAAGTTTGTGATTTAGACACTGGAGATTGTTACTCAATTAGAATGAAAGATGGTTTAATTGAAAGAGTTGATAACACTTTAAGAACGAACAGAAAAATAAACGTTGAGACAACACAAGGTTTCAAACAACTATTAAACGGTTAAAAAAATGTCAGGAATAGATAAAAAAATTTTAGAAGAAATATCAAGATATAAAAATATAAATAATTATATCTTTGAACAAGATGCTACGGTACCAGCATCTGAAGGTGAAGTTCCACCGGCACCTGACGCGGGAGCGTTACCACCGGCGCCTGACGAGGTAACACCGACACCAACTGATACTGCTCCACAACCTATTGATGTGGCGTCAGACCCTGATGTTGAAAAAGTGGGTGAAGAAGAAAATGAATCGGAAGAACTTGAAATTACTGATTTAGTAAATTCTCAAAAAAATATT